TTACATATGTTCCAAGACTAGCAAGTAATAACAGTCTTTCAGGATATGATGAATTTGCAATCATTGTTACACATGATGGTGTTATTAAAGAACATTATGTTGTTTCTCTTAATGAAGCAGCTCGTGATGAATCTAAAAAATCAATGTATATCGAAACTGTTATTAACACACAAAGTGATTTAGTATATGTTAAAGATAACACTGTTGAAACTCAAGGTGGTGTTCACGCAATTAAATCATATCTTTATGGCAACTCTGATGTTGGGGCAAAACCTATTCAACTTACTGGTGGCGTAACTGTTGCTACATTGACTGAAGGTGATATAGCAGACGCATATGATATATTTTCTAATAAAGAAGAAATTGATATTGATATTGTTATTGCTAATGAAGCTAATCCAATGGCTGCATTTAACCTAGCAAACAATAGACAAGATTGTATCGCATTCATTGGTGCTAATTTTAAAGATGTTGTTGGACAAACAGCTAATGTTGCTGTTCAAAATATTATCAAATGGCGAATTGGAGATGTTTCAGACCTTCCTCCTAGTGGAACTGGCTTAAATGTTAATAGTTCATTTGCAATGGTTGGTGCAAACTACATAAATATTTATGATAAATACGCTGATAAATATCGTTGGATTAACTGTGCTGGTTCATTGGCTGGACTTAGAGCAGCGACTAACACTAAACTTGCTTCATGGTGGGCATCTGCTGGTCTTGATAGAGGTCAGATTAAAAATGTTAATAAATTAGCTTATAATCCAAATCAAGGCCTTCGTGATTTACTTTACAAAGCTGGTTTAAATCCTGTTGTTGCTTTCCCTGGTCAAGGTACAGTTTGTTGGGGTCAAAAAACTCTTCTTGATAAACCTTCAAGTTTTGACAGAATCAATGTTCGTGGTCTTTTCAATACACTCGAAAGAGCTTTGTGGAAAATGGCTAAGTATCAAGTTTTTGAATTCAATGATTCATTCACTCGTAATCGTATTCAAGCGATGATTAATCCTTTCTTGGGCTCAGTTCAAGCTGGTCGTGGTATTCAAGATTATTTGGTAGTTTGTGATAACACTAATAATACCCCAGATGTCATTTCAAGAAATGAATTAGTTGTCGATGTTTTTGTGCGTCCCACATTCGTGGCAGAATATATACAGTTGAGATTCACCAACGCCGGAGTAAATTCTTTTGCTTCTATCATTGGTGCATAATCAATTTCCCCTTCGGGGGTTTTTATTAAGTAAAATTAAAGTTAATAAACTAATTTATTTAATAAAAGGTCATAAGTTCAGGATTTATGAGAAGAAATTTTAAATTAAATTTTTTAATTGCCTGTACTTATGTCGAAAATTTGGCATGCCAAATATCAAATTTTAAGTTCCTTTTAATATGTTTTAGTATATAATAATATACAGAAAAGAAAGGTTCAATATGAAAGTTAAAGTTGGCGATATTGTTTATATAGAGATAAAGAATACGAAAGGGTTTTGCAGAATATTTGGAAGAAAAATGGACTTTAACTTTTTTGAATGTAACCAAATAAAGGGGAATCTCAAAAATATTCAAAGGTATGAAGTGGCTCATATACAACATATTAAAGCTGTTCTACCAGCAATTTTTGATTACCAGGACGTGCTGAATCTTAACCCTGAAACATTTAGAGAAGATTATCCAGAATTTTTCATTTAAAAGCTTATTTCTATATAAGAGGAGAAAAATGCAAGTAAATAAAATCTATAAAGTAATTTCGCCCAAAGCAGATTTTGTTTACATCAGTGACATTATCGAAAATGGGGACACTGTTAAATATTTTATTTTTGGTAAACATAAAAATAGGGAGTTTAGAGCATCTGTAAGATTTGTAGAATCTCTTATTGAAAGTGAAGGAATGTCAGAAGAAGAAGTAAAAGAAGAATATCCAGAATATTTTATTTAAGGTTCTCTAAAATCTCATCTGAGAAAAATTCTGTTCTACCGCATCCTTCATCAAGACAACATCTATACTCTGAGAATTTTTGATGTAAAGAAGTTTCTAAAGCAAAACATTCTTGAGTTTCTATTATGTCTATAATAGTGTATTCACCAAAATCTTTAATCAAGCCTTTAGCCCTATTGTCAAAATCTCCTGATAAACCTATTTTAACTGCTTTATGTTGAGGAAAATGGAGAATATAAACAACTCCAGAATAATCTGTTCCTTCATTGTTTCTTCTTGCTTGAAAATTATTTGCCAAAGAAATTGACATTTTTTCTTGAATTTCTTCTGATTGCATTGGATTTTCAACACCATATCGTTCTAAGTTTGTTTCTATAATTTCTTTTAAAATTTCAGGATTTTGCCAATGGTGATAATATCCTGTTTTTCTAAAATAATTTTCTTTCTTTAATAGAATAATTGATGGACTTTTTGATTGATGAGTAACTCCGAAATGTTTAAAACAAGTTTCTTTCATAGCATCTTGAGTTTTTTGTGATTTTACAGAACATGATTGTCCACAATATTCCGCATAGTATCTGCTTCCAACTAACCATTTTGTTTTATTGTTACACTCTAAACACCTTGGAGCTTCTGTTATATTATTGGAAAGACAGTAAACGCGTTCTCTTAAAGATTTTCTTGATGTATCTTCAACATAAGGTGTCAATAAGCAAATTTCTTCAAACATCTCGTCAGAAAAGGCATTAGTCATCACTCTATTTTTAACATCTCTAGGAATTAAAAAACTTAAACCAAGTTCCGAACCACTTTTAACATAATCATTCCATTTGTTTACTGAACTTTCAACTTTAGAATCTTTATTTTTATTTGATCTATTTGCGCAAGTCCTAGAGCAATGTTCAATATATCCAGTTTTAAATTTTACTTTATTGTTACATTCTAAACAGTGTGGAACTTCTATTATATTGTTCTCGATACAATACACTCGTTCTTTTAAAGATTTTCTTGATGTATCTTCAATCCAAGGAGTTAATGAGCAAATTTCTTCAAACATCTCGTCAGAAATAGCATTGGCTGTTAATCTATTGTCACTACGTCTTGGAATTTTAAAACTTAATTTTTCTTTCATTTGGTTCCCAACCATTAAAATCATTTAAATAAAGAAGAACAAGGTTGGGAAATTGTTCTTCTTTATTTAAACTTGTAAAAATTATACTACATTTGTACTTAATAATTTCCCCGAAGGGAAAGAATTTTAAAATCAATATGGTTTCAAAACTGAATTTGTGAAATCTACGCCGAATGAACGCGCATACAATGCAGAGTCTATAGGGTTAGTTGCCAAAGCATACCGAGTAGATGCGATGATTGCAGGTTGTCCGCTATCTGGATTAGTAACTTTTTGGAATGAAAGAGGAACATATGGAGCAAATACACCCATACCATCACGTCTGTCAGAACCTTTGTACAATACAGTTGCGTAATCACTTACAGCGTATTGATCAACGATAACTTTATATTTACCATCGAATGTACCAGCAACACCACCAGAAAGAGGAACATTAACACCAGATGCCATTGGAGCAACTGTAAATGAACCAATTTGTTCAAGCATTGTAGCAACTCTAGGAGATACAACTAAAGTATTACCTTGACCACGTTTGATATCAAGACCAATTTGACGAGCTTCTGTAGCAATTTTAATTGCTTGAGTTCGGTATTTTTCAATTTCCCAGCGACCTGAACCATCAGTTGAACTTGCAGTGAATGCAAAAGCATTAGCACATTGAGTAGCATTACTATTAACAAAAGTTACAACTTCACGATCGATTTCATTTTGCATTTCTGCACCAATAAGAGACATGATTTCTTCATCAGCCATTAGACCGTGTTGTGCTTTCAAGTCTTGATACATTTCTAAAGTGTATTGACCTTTAAGTTTACGAGTTGTTGCTTCAATGCTTTTTTTAGCAATTGTGAAACCAACTTCTTTCATATCTTTACCAAGGACCTCACCAACAGCTGTTGTTACTGGACCAGTATAATTTTTCAAGATAACACGGAAAGATGCTTCATTTGTATATACTGCAGTACAAGAAACAACATCATCAGAACCAGTTACAGTGATATTTTCAACAGTAAATGCAGCAGTAGAAGTTTGTTCAACAAGAGCCATAACATAAGTTGCACCAGCTTTACCTTGAGTTTCACTATAAAGAATTGTTCCAGTAGCTCCAGAAGTAGCACCAACGATGTTCAATTTAGTTACGCCAGTTTGAACGATTGTATCTGTACCAGCACCAACTGACAATTTCAAGATAACACCTGAACCATTAAGTCCACTTTGACCTGATGTACCATTAACACCATCACCAGTGTAACGATTAGTCAATGAATACATAAAACCAGTTGGCATAGTCATTGCTTGAACACCAAGTAATTCATTAGCGATTAGAGTTGGATAAACACGTCTAACAAGAGGCATAAGAATTGGAGTAAATTGAGCAATATCAGTTGTTGATGTATTTTCTGACAATAGACGCTCATATTCCTTTTCTGTATTTTCAAGCAAAAGTGCCATTGAAACTTTTTCATTCATAGTAAGACCAGCATACTTTGAACTTTCTAGGATTTCTCCAAATTTTTCTGTTAATAGTTGTGACATTGAATGTCTCCTTTTTT